CACCTTCAGACACTCCCCCGCACAGCGCGCGGGAGATGATCGATGGGTTGATTGGTTCACAGCGCAGGGGTGTCCCTGCACGCGTTCGGCAAGCTGGAAAACTTAAGTCTAAGTTTCTCCAGATACCGGGCGCAAATACGTGGTTGTCGAACAAGCTTGTTCTGATAACATCTAATACTCAAATTTCTAAACTACTCCGAAGAATAACCAAGGGGATTCAAGTACAGAACGTAAATGTCTGTGATAGAGCGGATGAGGTTGAAGTCTTTCTAAAGGACTCCCTCCGACGTGCAGCAAAAACGCTTGCAAGGTATGGAACAACTGAAGAGGTGCAGATACAAAATGTATCCCACTTCTGCCAGTCAATCCGCCCTTTCAAGGCCGCGTTTTGTTGTGCTGACCGATTTGTTATGTCAGTATTAATGTTCTGTTCCGCCGAGTTGTCAGTCTTAATCGACCTTTACCCCGACTTCTTGCAGCGATTTCCCTTTGAACAACAAATTAAATTATTCGAAAATGCTTCTAAAATACACCCAGATAATTGGATATCTTCTATTAAGTACCATACTGCCTGTCCTATGGCAGTATACATGGACCATCGCAAAGGCATTTTACCTGAGATTGAGCGGACGCAACTGCTTAAACTTGGATATGATCCCCTGGCGACCAACCTTCCTCCTCGACCTACACACTTTGTAGGTTCCAGTTGGATTTGGACAGGTCATGTTAAACGGTTTCTTAAAAATAAGATGAATTCCACTAATTTGATGGCTTCGACACTTGGTTTTTCCCTTCTTCAAGGTGTGAAACGCGGTTGTGCTACCGTACCTGATAGCTTCTTGCTAAAAGAGCTTAAGGGCCATGTGATTGCCATGACAACTCCCCCAACGCACGTTCCTCATTCGGTTTTAATTGATGAATATACGGGTGAACGATTCGAGTCGTATCTCGACAGAAACGGTTATCTTCGCGCTCCGGACAGTTACTCTTTGCTGAGTAGCCCGGTCAACGTTATAGATTCAACCTTCCTGCCTACGACTAAATCCTTCTTTTTAACCCCTTGTTCTGATTTTGAGATTGCTATGCACGAACCGTCACATAACTCCTGTTTTGAAAAGACACGGGAGGAAGGCGGTGCTTATATGGAGATTGTTGAGTCCTTGAACTTACAATTGGTGGAATCCGATCCCATCTACTGTAAAGGAAAGGTTGCTAAAAACACAACATACCAACTACCCGACATGGCGCATGTCCTGAAAATATGTAAAGATAAAATTAAAGATAAGCAAACTACGATCGAGATGATCAAGCAGTTTGGGGGTCTTCTTGGCCCGGATTACGTAAAACGCAACGCTATTGACATCAACCCGTTGATGAATACAGCCGTCGTTGCTTTACCTGAACCCTTAAAAGTTCGGATAATTACAAAATCTGAGGCTCTGCCCTCCTTTCTGTGTATTGCTCTTCAAAAGTTGATGAAAAAGTATATCAACAGATTTCCGTCTCTTGTTTTGACCACCCGTCCTCTCCGTCCGAAAGATTTTCGCGATGTCTGGTCGAGGTTGTCCAAGCTTGAATCGAAAGTAGCTGTTCGAATTCCTGGATTCAATTTTAATTTTTCTAAGCATGTTTCAGGCGATTACAAAGCTGCAACCGATAAACTCAACTTACATTTTACTACTCAGATTTTCGAGCAGTTTCTTGTTTGTATGCATGTTCCTGAAGAGGACCGTGCAGTGTATCGGCAAGTATTGTATGCCCAACGGTTGCGCTATCCGAAACGATATTCAAAGGACCTTAAGTCCTCGGAACTTTCTCATCTTGACGTTACTCCTGATTCTGAATTCTTTTCAGTTGACCAAATGAATGGTCAGCTAATGGGTTCAATTCTCAGTTTTCCTATTCTCTGTTTGGCAAATCTTATTTGTTACAAAAGGGCTCTGGAAGAGTATATCAATTTAGATCGTCACGATTCGTTACCGCGCTTAAAAGTTAGTGTGTTTGATTTACCCGTTCTCGTTAATGGTGATGATATATATTTCCAGACCAACGATCGCTTCTATGCGATTTGGTTGAATTATATCACCGTAGCAGGCTTCCAACTGTCAGTTGGCAAGAACTACGTTCACCATAACACGTTTACGATTAATTCTCAGTGTTTTCGCTATAATGAAGACTGTGATGAGTTGCACGAGTGTACCTACCTTAACGTTGGACTATTAATAGGACAAAGTAAAGGTGGTGACTCTGGTGAGATTCTCCCAATTTGGGATTTGTACAATAAAGTCTTGAAGGGTTGTCATAACAAAACCGACACTCATCGACGATTTTTATACTATCACAAGAATAATATTGCTGTTGCTTCCCATTCCGGGTTTTTTAATTTATTTCTACCTAAGATTCTAGGAGGATTAGGCTTTGTGAGACCAGATCGGACACTTAAATCCGAGGTTACTCACCACCAATCCGCTCTGGCTTTATTCCTACACAACCGTGTCACAAACCTACTCAATAATCCTACTACAGGAAAATTAGAGGTTGGGTGTATCACGCTTGTCGATACGAACAAGCCGAAATTCCTACTCCCTTACGAGGGAGAGCCCATATATCAGTCATATCGCGTCGGTGATTCTCTGCTTAATCCTGATGGTCAAGAAGTGCTTGTTGGTTTCGGTAATCCGATTCCAGAAGGTTTCCATGATCCTCAAGATAAAAGTGAAGTCTCCACCCCTGACCCGTTTATGATCCATACTCTAGATAATTTAAGTACACCGAAGTTGAAGTACCGTTCAATCTCCACAAGCATATGGAAATCCTTCAAGACCGCAAAACCGTATTTCGGTGCTGCGGATTATGTTGGATTCCAAGCTGCTATGGACGGACGTTACCCCTTTCGTGTTGCTCAAAAAATCGAGTCTGATCAGGCATCTTTCTTAGAAAATTTGAACCATTTAGTTGTTCGAGAAGTCGCTACCGACTTCGTGGGTTCGATCATTTCTGGTCTCTTACCAGAAGTTAATGTACAGGAGAGTCCGCAGACTCTCCTAATAAATTAATATGATCCCCGCCGCTCTCGCTCTTCAGCTTGCAAAAACCGCTTCTCAAGCGATCTCTAACCGTCAGAGAAAACAAAAGAACAAAGTCAATCGCCAAAAGGCTAATGCTCAAGCTCTCCCAAATAAACCGAAGAACCCTTCGAAAGTTCCACGCCAACAAGCCGTTGGCCGCGAACCCTTTCTTAAGGCTCTAACCGATCCCTTCGCTCCTAGCTCGCTAGGTTGCAAAGTACCCGATCCGTTTCCGTTCCCGACGCAATCATACCATATGCACCAGACCTCCGTCCTTGGTTGCTCTACTGGTGAAACGTCAGGTTCAGTTCTCTTTCTTCCGAGTCCTTGTCTATCAATGATTGATACACATCATCTTACTACTGTATCGACAAATTCAGTCACGACTTCCGCGATGACCCGACTTTCCACCGTTAGTACGCAAATTAACTATGGAATGCTCGGTGCTTCGACGCCGTCTGGCATGAATAATCTTCTTGAGACTTTTCGTGTAGTTAGTTGGGGTGTGAAGATTTCCAATCTTCAACCTGAACTATCCGCCACGGGAAGGATCATAATAGGTTTTGTCCCTATTGCAGATGCTACCCCTTCCTATAACAGTTTAATCGACACTGGCTTAGTTGCCAATGTGATTAATCCTATTACTGGAATACCGGCTAGTGTTTTTGATTCCGCTAATATATTACAGTTGCCTACATCTGTTGAATTCACCGTGGGGGATTTCCTCCATGGTGACATTGAATTGGTGGGCATGTATACTAATAGCGCTTTCTGGACATTTAAGTCACCCGTCCTTAATGGATTATCTCGTGCAGGTGCTTCCACCGGTGATGAACTTGTTACTGCCAATTCGACAGGAACAGAGATTTTCACTGGTTATAAAGACCTCACTCGGATGGTTGGTGGTGTCGCGATCTCTCTCTACTTCGAGGGAGTTCCAGCGAGCACCAGCAACTGTTTCCAAGTCGAAACAATCTATCATTTAGAGGGTACCCCGGTTATCAGCAGCACTGCCGGCACATCGCCTGTTCCTTCCAATACTTGTAGTCCCTATACAGGGTCTACTTTAGAGGTTGAAAAGGGCATGTCTGCCGTCAATTCTGTTGAAAAAGTAGTTAAGTTCATTTCTCGCGGAGCCAATTTCCTTAACAAGAATCAAAAGACCATCCAATCCATCGGCAAAAGTGCCGGTGCGATGATGGGATTCTGAGCCTGTTAATGGTTATCATCTCTCGAAAAACCAACTTGTGTGTAATTTAATTTAATTAAATCTTTGTTTTTTATTTTTTCTTTCTTGTTCGTTATCCTTGTTTTGCTTACAGCTAGCAGGAAAAGCCACTCGATTCATGTTTGACTTCTGGTAGTGTCGTGTTGACACCGGAATCCAGATTTTTAAACACAACCACGTATTGTGAACCTCACCCTATCGATTGTCTCCCGCAAGAGACTTTCCCGCGTATCAGTCTAACTGATGTCCGCGTCCCTACCGCTAGG